TATACTCTTAGTAGACTTATATGCTATTACTACTCTAGTAGTATCTCCGTCTATACCTGGTACACCATCAATACCATCTTTGCCATCCTATCCATCTTTACCATCTTTACCGTCCTTACCTGCATCTCCTGTTCTACCTGCAGGTATACCAAATGAGAATAGGAATTGATCTTTATCTAAAGATACAGATGCAGTAGGTGTACTTGATTCATATACATCCTTAATTGCAGCTTTAAATTTAGAATTACCTATAACTATATCAGCTACAGATTCAAGCGGTAATTTATAGTTATTGCCTTTTTCTGCAGTAACAATGTATTCACTACCTGTAGCTTCAAGCTTCTCTTCTAAGTCCAATATCTTTACACCATCACATTTTTGTATCATATCTATTTATTTTATAATTTACAATAACCATTACTGCAATTTCCTGTACTGCAAGTATTGTTAGAACAAGAGTAACAAATACCACTAAATAAAGTAGCAGAGTTACGCTCTTTCTCTAAATGAAGACACTTATCGTTTTCTGTATTGAAACAATCACCTTTCTGAGTAAGAATAGCATTGTTACAGCAAGTACTAGCTGCACATTTTGGTTTAATAGATATCTCAAGTAATCTACAGATATCTACATATAATTGTAAAGCATCACGATAGTAATCGGATGCTAAAGCATACTCAAGCAACTATCTCTTAAAGACTACTAACATTATGTTCTGCATAGTCTGATCATCTAAACAAGTTGAGCAGTGAGTATGTAATTTCCTAATCTCTGCCATATATACAATTGAAGGATTGTAGTATATGCCATGAAAATGAATTTCTTCCTATTCCGTAAAACATCTCAAAGTAACGTATTTCATATTCCAATCTAATTCCAGAATATCGTCATTAGTTACAGTTACATTATTTTCGGAATCTACTGTAATATTCTCGGAAAAGCTAATGTTATGTATAGGACTGTCTTCAAGTATGTTCTTTAAATTCCATACTTCATCTATATAAACTTCCTTACTATAGTTACTAAGGTCTACTTCAGTCTCTATCTTAAAGGTCAGTTTATCACCATCTATTTGTATATTTGTTAATTTGTCCATATATCAACAATAAAAAAAGTGGAGAGTGGAATATTCCACAACTCCACTTCTGTAGTTTGTAAAAGGAATCTTATCCCAAATTCAATCTCTCTAACGTGGATTAGGCAATTGTCTTACCAGCAATAAATGACTGAATACCTTTATCTACAATAGAATCAACTAAACTAGGACAATAAACTTCCGTAGTCAACGGAGTAGTCTTGATGTACTGATTATCATTGCTCAAGTACAGGTTATCGTTTTCAATGATAGCATAATCATATTTTGCATCTTCTACTACTTTACGAGCCTGTTCAACAATAGGATATGCACCAGTAAATACGTGACCTTTATAACCCATGTTACGTACTTCTGCATCACGTACTTGCTTCCAATAACCCTTACCCGGTTTACCAGCAGTCTTAACAATCGTAGCACCTACAACTGCCTTAGGCTGATTAGCAAGCAATGCACCAGGAATAGTCTCATACAGAGAAGCTTCCATAGATACAACGCTATATTCATTTAAAGAATAAACGCCTTCGTTATCATCCTTCGGCATAGCAGTCAAAGTCAGAACTGCAGCAGAAGCAGAAGCCTGTACTCTACGGTTCTTGTGTGCGTTAATCTTCTTCAAGAAAGCGTCTACTAAGTCTTTAGCAGTAGTAGTTTCAGCATATACTTCATAAGTATGAGTAAACTGGAAGTTGTTTACTTCAAAATCCTTATAAACAATACGCAAAACGTAACGATTACCAGCAATGATAGTAGCGTCAGTCAAAGTGATTACAATCTTTTCTTCAACAGGAGCTACATATTTGCCAATTACTGCAGACGGTTTAGAAGCTTTCTGAATTTCAGTAGAGAAATCAATATTAGCTTTCTGTGCTACTGCACCATCAGGCATAGTAACATTCATCTTTTCACCTGCTACACCTACATACAGAGAGTTAGCATTTACTGCATCAGCAGCAGTCTTAATAAGAGCCTTATTCTCATCGAACAAAGCAACATCACCAACAGCCAAAGCATCTACTGTAGTGTAAGAAGCCGGAGCTCGTTTTCCAATCAGAACTGAGTGTACTGAAGTTATCATATTAAATGTTTGTTTTTAAATTAGACATTAGCGCTTAGTCTATTCGCTTACTTTCTACTTTCATTATTTCAGATTTCCACGTTGGTAAGCGCCTTAATTATTCGTCCTAAGATTTCTTAGAACTTGCATTAGGTATAGTTTGTACTATCATTTGAACTGCTAGATCAACTATATCCTAGTGTGTATTTTCTGGTAAATCTGTATACTCTTTAGTTAAATCCTAGAGAGTACCTAAATCCTTAGCTTTTCTTAAGTAAGTAAGCTCATAAGAACTTATGTCATATTTACCATCAGTATATAATACAATTTTATTGTCAGTATATACTCTAATAGGTTTTGCTTGATTATAACGCAATTTATGATCTGATAGACTATTACTTAGTCTAGAGCTTACTGTCTCTATTGTAGCCTCTATTACATCAGATTCACGAGTAATTAAGTTATTGCATTTATTATCCTTTATACTTATGTATACATTTTCACCAAGTGCAAACATATAATCTTCAGGATAATCAGTTTCCCATTTATTACCTAATTTACTAAAGCTATAAGTAGTATAGCTCTTAGTATTTACTAAAGTACGTATGTTATCAGTAATCTCTTGATTTCTCTAGAATACTCTAAAGTTCTGTTTAACATATTCGTCTTTAGCTTTGTTTATGAAATGAAACAAAGTATCTGAAGGAAACTTAATAGTATCATTATAGTTTGTTATAATGTTATTCAGTTGCCTTTCTACATTTATTTGAAAATCTCTTTCGCGCATAATTATTCAGATACTTGGTTTAACTAAAATTTAGAAGATTGTCTTTGAGATTCTATATTCTCTAAAGCAATTACTACAGCTCTATTAATAATCTCATACATGACATCCTCAGGAAAATCTAATTCTTGTTCAGGTTTAGTGTAGTCAAACTTAGTTGGTTTCTTAACATAAGTAATATCTACTCTATAGAACTCTGTATTA